GAAGGCAAGGACGTACGTGACATGACAAAGGCTCAATTGATCAAAGGTACCTTTAGAGTGCTTACGCTTAAGTTGGCGAAAATTGGTGTGCCTATGATCGTTACAAACCATGTGTATGAGTTGATCGGGTCATATGTACCCACTAAAGAGATGGGTGGTGGCTCTGGTTTAAAATACTCTGCTTCTACTATTGTATATCTTTCTAAGAAAAAAATAAGAGATGCTACTGATAAAGGAAATGTCACTGGTAACATTATTAAAGCTAAAATGTTTAAGTCTAGGATCTCTAAAGAGAATGCACAAGCAGAAATTCTATTAAGTTATAGTGATGGTTTAGATAGGTATTATGGTTTACTAGAGTTCGGTGACAAGCACGGAATTTTTAAGAAGGTTGGCAATAGATATGAGATGGGTGAGGCCAAGCTATATGCTAAAGTTATTCTTGGTGATCCTACAAAGTACTTTACTAAAGAGGTATTAGATCAGTTAGACCAAGCAGCACAAAAAGAATTTAGTTATGGAATTATGTAACTATGATAGCACAAAAAATAATTGAAGGCTTATTGGCTAGTGATGATTTTCTACGACATACGAAACCTTATTTAAAAGAAGCATACTTTAAAGATAATACTGAAAAATTTATATTCAAATTAACTAATGCTTATATTGATAAGTACAATAAATGTCCTAATATAGAATCGTTGCAGGTAGATTTAAGTAACGCAACAGATATATCTGAAGATCAATTTGCTAGTTGTTCTAAGTATCTTTCGGATATAGACTTGACGACGGCTGTAGACTCTGAGTGGTTAATAACAGAAACCGAAAACTTCTGTCAGGATCAAGCAATCTATGACGCCATAATGGAGTCAATTCAAATCTTAGATGGTAAGACGGATAATGATAAGGGTGCTATACCTAACCTCTTATCGGATGCTCTTGGGGTAAGTTTTGACCCTCATATAGGACACGACTTTCTTGAAGATAGTGATGCCCGGTTTGATTTTTACCATACAGTAGAAGAAAAAATTCCATTCAATTTAAATTATTTTAATAAGATCACTAATGGAGGACTGTCCAAGAAAACCTTGAACATTTGCCTAGCTGGCACAGGTGTCGGTAAATCTCTATTCATGTGTCATTGTGCTGCTGCCAATGTGTTAGAAGGTAAAAATGTTTTATACATTACAATGGAGATGGCCGAAGAAAAGATTGCTGAACGTATTGACGCCAACTTAATGAATGTGACATTAGACGAATTACAGATGCTGCCTAAAGATGCATATGAAAAAAAGATTGAAAGAATACAAAGCAAAACAACAGGCAAGTTTATTATTAAAGAGTACCCTACTGCCGGCGCTGGAGCCAATCATTTTAGGCATTTACTCAACGAGTTAAAATTAAAACGTAACTTTAAACCAGATATTATTTATATTGATTATCTTAATATTTGTATGTCAGCAAGAATTAAATTTGGTGCTGGAGTTAACTCGTACACCTATGTAAAAGCTATAGCAGAAGAACTTAGAGGGTTAGCTGTAGAGTTCAATGTTCCTGTCGTATCAGCGACACAGACGACTAGAGCCGGGTTCACATCGTCTGACATCGGTTTAGAGGACACTTCAGAGAGCTTTGGGCTGCCAGCTACAGCTGACTTTATGTTTGCTATAATTAGTACAGAAGAACTAGAACAACTTAACCAATTTCAAGTTAAACAATTGAAAAACAGATATAGTGATCCTGGAATATATAGAAGGTTTGTTGTCGGAGTCGACAAGGCTAAAATGAAGCTCTTTGACGTTGAACAGATAGCACAAGACGATATTATGAATGATGATACCCCAGTCTTTGACCAATCTGCTTTTGGACAAGAGAGTGACCGTCGAGGGCTATTTAAGGATTTCTCATAATGCTGTGGAATTAAAAAAGCTATATATGAATCAAGGCTCGGACATAAAGAGCCGAAGTTCAATTTGGCAATCACAGCACAAACGAAAGGAGAACTACCATGACATGGGAAACACCAACTTATCAAGATGTGCGTTTAGGATTTGAAGTCACGCTTTATATCAATAATCGCTAATTCTGCTTAATTATCAAGTGGTTTAGAGTTGTTGACCGCAGCTATGGTATCACCTATAATGGTACCATAGCTGGGAGAATATATGTATGCAAGTAATCACTAGAAATTTTGGCGATCGAGCTTTATCAAAGCATCTCAGACATGCCGCTAGATTTTATGCTCGTGAACTTATGTCTAAACGCCTTTGTGATAAACTGTCTTTAGAGATTATATGTAAGAAGAACGATGCCGGATTTCCTGAGTCCGGTGTTGCTGAGTGGACTGATCAGGTACCACGCCCAAAGAGCTTCAGAATAACAATTGGCAAAATATCTAGTAAACATTGGAGTGAGTATTTTAAAATACTTGCCCATGAGATGGTGCACGTAAAGCAATATGCTCGAAGTGAGATGACCAGTCTAGTAACAATGATGGAAGGTAATATGATGAGCCAGTCTTGGCATGGCTCGAGATATAATTTGTCAAGCGCGCGAAAGCCTAAAGTTAATCCTGCCCGAAAAAAATCCCTAATCACAGAACTTTCAGGTTCTGATTATTATTATCATCCCTGGGAAGTAGAAGCCTTTGGTTTAGAAGTCGGATTGTTCCAATACTATAGAGAAGAATGTGCTGATAATCCTTGGGTTATGTAATGGATTTATTCTATGAAGCACAAATATTTGAGAATGGTTATCTCCAGGCAACGAAGAAAGGTTGTAAAGAAACTTATATCCAACATTTTTTACATGCGTACAGAAAATCTGGAGATCCAATGTATGCTAAAAATCTAGCTTTACTTCATGCTTTAAGTGAAAGAGACACATCTATAATGGAGATCAATATATGACAGCACACACGTTCACAGTAGTTAAGAAAGTAACATGGAAAACATCTAAAGATGATGTTGGCTAAAAAACCATTCAGCTTTGGGATACATTTCTTCAAGAGTATGGCTGCCAAGGTACAATTGTACCAGTGTACAATAAAAATATGAAGAAGACAGGTTTTAAAGCACAGCTTTGGGACCGCAGACCATTTAAGCGTAGAACGCTCAAAGGCGCTAAGTCATGGCTTGAGACATGTTACAGAGCAGAACGGTTTAAGATATACAATATATGAGTACCGATCCCGTTTCTTCCCCTCAGGAGACTGAGTGGAAAGAACTAAACCAAGACTTAATTACGTCTAAGGTTTGTTTGACGTGTGCATCTTGTTGTAAGACAACTACGCACATTGTAAAGACGAAATTACGCTATGCTGAAGAATATGTTGAGTATGGCATGGCTATGTGGGACTATCCCAAAGATAGATTTAAAACAATCAAAAAGAGTGATACTGAATATCAAGTTTACGTTACCCATAAGTGCGTACAATTGAATGTTGATAACTCTTGTAAATTATATGATAATAGGCCTTATATTTGCAAGAAGTTTAATTGTTTCTGGAGTGCAAATATTGCAAAACGATTACCAGAAAATTATGATCATATTAAAAAAGTGATTGGAGAGATACATGACAAACCAACGACCAGGTAAGATGCATGCAGCTGCTATGAATGATACTGAGAGACTTGATGTCCGTAGTGTCATTAAACTAATGTCTGAATGTGCTAAAGAAACTGAAGGTGATACCAGTTTTTATTTCGAGCAAGTTGCAGATTATTTCAAAACCGACTACACTCCCACGACAGGTATAGCTACTGCTGGTCGCGTACTTGGTCTATAGGATAAATATGCTAAATATATAGGAGTATTTTAATGGCAACGCTAACATGGGGAGAACTAGGAAAATATAAGACTTATACCGACACGTTTGTTGATAAAATAGATGGTGGAACTCCTTTTGAATTGGTTTCTGGAGGTAAGCTGGTTCCTTTAGGTATCAATGTTAATGACCCCACACTAGGTGCCAAATACGTAGCTTGGTTTGCTAAGCTTAGAAGATCTGGGCCCACCGCCGGGGGACCACCTGGTGCCAACAAGAGCTTTCCACTTATCGACG